ATAGCTTCAAATAAAACGTCTTCATCGAGTTCGCTAAGGGTAGGAGTTTTAGCTGAAAGTGGTGCAGTCTGGGATGCGTCTGGGTTTCTGTTTTCCTTTAAATCTTCGAGAAGTTTGCGGTCCCTTTCATTTATATTTTTAGATTCTTCCGGGCCTGATACACGTTTATACTGGTCAGACTTTAAAAGTATCTCTCTATAATTTTCGCCACCGTCTTGTCTGAAATTTTCCCATTGAGCTCCTTCTCTTTCAAGAAAGCCGTAATCCACTGCGTGTTGCTGCGCTTCAACTTGGGCTTCGAAAAGGTTGCGTATATCGTCAGTGACAAGATCACCGTCAGGGTCAAAGACTCTGTAACCACGTTCATCGTTCCCACGAATTTCATAGTTAGGCATATTGTCTGTATCTACTACCTCATAAATATATTCTCTGTAATAATCTCTATCCATGTCCATTAATGTGTCTATGATATCTTCTTCTATGCGGAGGTCGTCGACCTCGCCTGTCATAACTTTCGCAAGCTCGTCATCTGTAACGCCTGTGTATCGCTGAGGAAATGCCATCAATACATATTCGTGCTCATAACTGTCCGGGTCTCTTGCTTCTTCTCTTTTTTCACGCGCCACTTCCTCAAGAAAAATTTCGTCGTCCTCAAAGATTTCCGAATCGCTAAATTGTAATTCACCATAAGGGTCGTCTAAAGGCTCAAGCGTTTTCTCTGTTACTATAACTTTATTGCCGCGTATATAGCTTAGGGCTTCTTCTTTGGTGACGCTTTCTTTGCCCTCAAGAAACTCGTCGAACCCGGTCCATAGTAACTCGTCTTCTTTGACACCAGAGTTTACCAGCGTGCCTCTAAGCTGCTCAGGTTTAAACTTGTCAGCTTTCTGGTTGGCAATCTGCTGCTCAAGGTTGCTAAACAGCCCAAGCTCGTCTATGTCAGCCACAGGAGGTCCGGGCGCATAGAGTGTTGTGTCGTCAAATGCAACGTGTACGTTTTGAGGTTTGTTTGCCGCAACGAGAGAGGAATACGGCATGTCGTCGCTACCACCAACTGACGGCCCTCTATCTATAACATTAGTTATGTTTACGCCTTTAGCTTCCGGCAGCGCCCTTTGTATAAACTCAACGACTTGGTCTGTCGTCGGCGCCTCACCATAATCGGTGCGCCAGTCTATACCTTTTTCCTGTGCTAAACGAGACAGGTTCATTCTTTCCCCTGAAGGCAGCGTCACAAATGTAGAAGAAAAGTTTGGTCCCCTGTTAAAAAGATTGCCCTTAAAATCAACTGTCGCAAAGTCTGTTGTGTCGATGTCAAGTTCGTACACCTCTCCGCCACGCCTGTAAGTCTCTGCAACTTCTTGAGCGCTAGACGTAAACACTCTTCCTGTAAACGTCTGGTCCTCCTTTAGCGTTAGAGGAGTGCCACGATATACACGCACAAATGCTCGACGATTCTGCGGTCTTGGGCGCCCCCTGTAAGTAGTAGTAGTTGGGGCTGGGGCCTCTGGGTCAGCTGCCTCAATCTCAGGCTTGCCCGGCTCGGCCTCTGGTCTGCCGTCCGGCATCTCAGGCGTTGCCTTCTGTATTTTTCTAGCGACAACAGGCACCGCACCTGCAGCAGTCTTGGTAGGCCCTATATAACCTAGGACTAGCCCAGCTTTAACCGCATCTTTTAGCTCCATCTTCTCTTTTGATGTGTTGGGCAGCGTGTCTATAAGATTAAACATTTCACGCTCAAAAGCGGCGCTACCCATTAGTGGTCCTATTTGTGTTTCAGAAATTTGCTGCAGCCCAGATAAAAAAGCGTCTAATCTCTCGCCATCATTAGCAACGGCTGCGTCGTAAGCGCCCTTGACTAGACCAGCTAAATCCATTGGTAAAGAAGTTATTGTCCCGAGAACACCAGTAGCAAGCCCACCAGCTGACCTGCCTATAGCCCCCGGCAACTCACCAGCAGTGTACTGACCTCGAAAAGTGCCGGGCGGCGAGTACCTAAGCATTGTATCGCCCCTTGATTGGAACAGCTCCTCCTGACGCGCCGCT